AGTTATGAATAATCAATTTTTTTCAAATGGAAGATAAAAGAGGAGGCGCAAGAGATGGCGCAGGACGTAAAAGCAAGGCAGAGGAGCAAAGTTTAATAGAAAAACTTACTCCATTAGAACCGTTAGCTTTTAAGGCTTTAAATGACGCTTTAAAAGACGGTAAAGATTGGGCGGTTAAATTATTTTTTCAGTATAATTTCGGAATGCCTAAGCAAACAATCGACAATAAAGTAGAGGTTTCTAATTTTGATTTAAAGGACATCGTTAATTTTAAATAATTGATAACACTAAATAAAAAGTATTCATGTTTATTTGAAAATGACACCCGCTTTTTTATTATTACAGGCGGGAGGGGTTCAAGTAAATCGTTTGGGGTTGGCACATTTGCCAGCCTTTTATCGTTTGAATCAGGTCATCGTATATTATTTACAAGGCAGACAATGACAAGTGCGCACCTTTCGATTATTCCAGAGTTTCAAGAGAAGATTGATTTATTAGAATTGAATGATTTTTTTGAAATAAACAAATCAGAAATTAAAAATAAGAAGTCTGGAAGCGAGATAATATTTAAAGGAATTAAGACTTCAAGTGGCGACCAAACAGCAAATCTTAAATCGTTACAAGGTGTTACAACTTGGATATTGGATGAAGCAGAGGAACTAATTGACGAAACGGTATTCGATAAAATAAACTTATCAATTAGACAGAAAGGAAAGCAGAATCGTGTAATACTTATTCTTAATCCCGCAACAAAAGAGCATTGGATTTATAAAAGATTCTTTGAAAGTGAGGGAATTAAAGAAGGGTTCAATGGAACAAAAGGAAATGTAACATACATACATACTACTTACTTGGACAACATCGATAATTTAGATGTATCTTTCTTGGATGAAGTCGAGCGAGTAAAGACTTCTAACCCTAAAAAATACAACCATGTTATATTAGGTGGTTGGTTAGATAAAGCAGAGGGTGTTGTTTTTACGAATTGGGAGTTCGGTACATTCAATCCTAATAATTTACAAACATCATTTGGTCAAGATTATGGTTTTAGTATTGACCCAACAACACTTATCGAAGTAGCGATAGATAAAAGCAAAAAGATAATTTATTTAAAAGAGCATTTATACAAACCAAAGTTAACCACAACCGAAATAGCACATATAAATAAGTCTATTTGTGGGAATAAATTAATTGTAGCGGATAGTGCCGAACCTCGCTTAATAGACGAATTAGTTAGTCAAGGGTGTAGAGTGGTGCCGACAACCAAAGGAGCTGGTAGCATTAGTGCCGGTATTGCTTTGATGCAAGATTACAAACTAATTGTAGAGGGTGAGAATATAGGTAAAGAATTAAATAATTATGTTTATACCGATAAAGGAAGTAAGTTATTTTGCGATAATTGGAATCATGCAATTGACGCAATTAGATACAATATATCTTATAATTTAACAGGCGGTTATAAAATAGAAATAAGATAACAAAAAAGCAAATAAATAGTTTATAAGATATGAAAGTTGAAACAAAATATAATATAGGAGATGTGGTATTTTTATCCACAGATATAGAACAGCTTCAAAGAATAGTAACTGGTATAATAATTAGACCTAATAACTCTATTATATACTATTTAACTTGTGGAAGTAATGAAACTACACATTATGATTTAGAAATGGTTATGGAGAAAAATTTTATGTTATGCGTGTAGTTTTACCAGAATCAATTCACGATATAACATTATTGCAGTATCAGCAATACGATGAGTTATTACGGCGTGAAGATTTAGACGAGTACAATTTTAACAAAAGAAAGATTCAAATCTTTACAGGAATAGAGCGAAATAGAATAGAGTTGATAGGCTCAGTTGACTACAAGATGATGCTTACTCAAATAGATTTAGCATTAAATCAAACAGTTGAGTTTAAACCTACTTTTTTTATTAAAGATGTTGAATTTGGATTTATTACGGACTTTGATAAAATTACACAGGGTGAATTCGTAGATATATCTACACACGGTTCAAGCGTTGAAAACTTACATAAGCTAATGGCAGTTTTATTTAGACCTATTAAAAAGAAAGACATTTTAGGAAATTATGAAATAGCTAATTACACAGGAACTAAACAGTATTCTGACATAATGAAACATATGCCTTTATCTATTGTTAATGGTTCATTGGTTTTTTTTTCGAATTTAGCGAACGAATTAATAGCTTATACCCAGAAATATATGAGGGAGGAACAAGTGAGGGAAGAAACGCAGGAAACTATTTTGAAAAGTGGGGATGGTATGCTACAATAGAAGAACTGGCAAAGGGTAAAATATGGAAAATAGATTCAATATTGAAAATGAATGTTCATGAAGTACATATTTTCTTAGCTCACAAAATTGATAAGCAGAAATTAAAACATAAGATTATGAATAATAATACTAATACAATCGAATTGTAATGAATCAACTAACACAGTTATATTTATATCTTAAGCAATTAGCAGAATCGGATAGTTCGGTAAATTCTGTTATAAAGGCTCAGGATATTGATTTAAAAAAAGAAATCATGTATCCTTTAGTTAATATTAACATAGTTTCTGGAGGTTTTACAAATGGTCAAACGGTTAACTTCAATATAGAATTATCATGCTTTAATCAAAGGGATATTAATAAGGAAATTAATGAAGATAACTTTTTTGGAAACGATAATGAAGTAGATAATCATAATCTTTGTATTGCAATTTTAAACAGAATGTGGTTAAAAATGTATGCTGATTTTGAAGATAATAATATCACATCGAGCGAAAATCCATCGTTTGAATTAGGTTCTTTTGAGGGTGCTAAGTTATTGGATGGGGTTCGTTTATCTTTTGATGTAGAAGTTCCTAATACGGAGTTATCATTATGTCAAGCGGTGTAGCTAATGAATTAGACAAGTTCGGTAAGTATGTAAAACAACAGGCTAAGTCAAACTTATCTAAAAGAAAAAAGAAAGATACAAGTGCGTTATATGAAGGGGTCAATTATAAAGTTGATAGCAACGACAACACAACTACTTTGTCTTTTACGTTTGGTAATGCTGAAGATTATTGGGAGTTTGTAGATAAAGGGGTAAAAGGAGTTAGTAGTTCAGCGAAAGCACCGTTAAGTCCGTTTAAGTTTGGAACAGGAACGGGAAAAAAAGGAGGTTTAACGAATGGTATTAATGGTTGGGTTTCAAGAAAACGCATTCAATTTAAAGATAAAAAAACAGGTAAGTTTCTAAGTTATAAATCAACAGCATTTTTAATAATGCGTTCGATTTGGAATAAAGGAATTGCAACAACAAACTTTTTTACTAAGCCATACGAGCAAGCCTTTCAAAGATTGCCAGACGATATATACATGGCTTATTCTTTGGAAGTTGATGAGAAATTAAAAATAGCATTAAAATTATGATAAAAAGTTTATCACCTTATTACTTAGAGATACCATTTACAAGTCCGCTGACTGATGCTATTTGTACTTCTTACACGTTGCAAGTATTCATTTGGGATGGATTGAAAGCAAGTGTACCTACCGAGTCAGTTTATCAGGTTACAAAGAAAAACCCTACTGGCTCAGGCGGTAATGATAAGATAAATATAGCAAGATTAGTAAATGATTATATAGATTTCATGCCTAATGAAATGACTACTACTGGAGTGTATAACGGCAACAATCAGGCATGGGTTAAAACACAAGTGATTTATACGACTGCTGACGAATTAGATTTAGACATCGTTCAATTAGAAAGTGTGCAATTATTAACACGTGGCTATGGTTATGGATTAGATGGAGAGAATACTCAATCGAGTGGGGTACTTTTATCAGGTGACGAGTTCAAAGTAAATCGAAACGGTTTCTTTTGTTTACCTTTAATGATAAGCGAAAGTTTATCTTATTCGTTAAGCATAAAGTCTTACCCTATAAATACTTTAAATTACATTACTACAATACCGTCAACTACAAACAGTTCAAATTTAATAAAAAACATTTGGGTAAATGTTATAGATACTTTGGATGATAATGTTATTGAAATAACTATACCAGAATTAGACTATGTGTGTACATTATTAGTTCAGGACGAATGTAGATACACTCCGATTGATATAGCATTTCAAAACAAAGAGGGCGCTTTGCAATTGCTTACATTTTTTAAGGCAAGAACTGATTCAACAAATGCAACAAGCGAGGAGTTTGAAAACGACAAAGGACAGCCAAGTTTAGGTTATCACCAATATGTAACGTATAACGTTCAAGGTAAATCTAAGTTTAAAATTAATAGTGGCTTTGTAAATGAATCGGTAAATGATTCTTATAAACAATTGCTTTTATCAGAGCGAGTATGGCAAGTTACAGATGGAACTGCTTATATACCTTTAAAATTAAGCACTAAATCATTAGAATATAAGACACGACAAAAAGACCGTTTGATAAATTACGAAATAGAGTTTGAATATGCGTTTAACGATGTTAACAATATATAAATGGTTGTAAAATTATACATAGGTAATGAGGACTTAGATAGGTTCAAAGATGAAAGTATAGAGATTAACAGCTCTATCGCTAACATAAACGATATAACTAAAAACACTACCGACTATTCACGCTCTTTTACCGTTCCAGCTACTAATAAAAACAATCGTATTTTCAAACATTACTATGATGCCAATATAGATAATTCATTTGATGCAAGAGTAAAACAGGATGGGCGCATAGAATTAGATGGCATACCTTTTAAGTACGGGAAATTTAGATTAGACAAAGTAAGTGTTAAGCAAGGAAGACCTTATGCCTATACACTAACTTTTTGGGGTAACTTGGTTTCGTTAAAAGATACATTAAAAAATGACGAATTAAGTTCTTTAGACTTTTCAGAATTTCAACACACTTTTAACCCTACAAATGTAAAGACAGGTTTAACTTCAAGTTTGTTTTCTGGAAATTTAATTTATCCTCTATTCGTTAAAAAACAATTATATTACGATTCCTCACAAGAGGGAACTAATACAGATAAGTTAGCAAACATATCTTATTTACCATTAAGCGCAAATACAGGTTTAACTTGGAATGAATTAAGACCTGCGTTAAGAGTCTTAAATATTATTGAAGCCATAGAAACAAAATATGGCGTAACTTTTTCACGTGACTTTTTTGGGCGTACTGATTTTACAGAGCTATTTATTTGGTTAAATAATGATTCTAACCTGGTCAATACCCAAAATAACAGAGTCAGAATAGACTTCACTAATACAGGCGATATTGATGGCAGAGGCGGTGTCGTTGATATTGTAGAAGATACTTTTGTAGCAGGTGGAAAAAGGATTTATTCTCTTATCGACATAGTACCAGCTTCAGGGTATGAAAGTGTAAAGTACAATATTGAGCATACAATCGATGGAAATTTAGCAGGTGGATTTAGTCAAAGTACAGGAACTGATGTATTTTATTTCGACATTGAACGTAATACAGGACAAAAACATTCTTGGTATATATCAGCTAACCAAGAGTTTAAATTCACAAGCAAGTTAACGATTGAATTTAGATACGAGAGTTATCGTATGTCAGCTACTTTCCCACAACAAACAATAACAGGACAGTTACAAGTAATTAATAACTTACCTAAGATAAAGATAATTGACTTCTTAAACGGATTATTTAAGATGTTTAAATTAGTTGTTATAGCTGATGAATACAATAATATCTATGTTGACACTTTAAAAAGTTTCTATTCTAAGGGTTCAATATGGAATGTTTCTAAATACATAAACGATAATTCAATAGACATCGAAAGGGGTTCTTTATTGAATGAAATTAAATTTAAGTTTCAAGAGCCTATCACTATTTTAAACAAGCAATTTAAAGTAAATACTGGGTTATCTTATGGGGATGAAGAAACAATATTAACTGATGACGGTACTGCAACAGGTAAACCTTTAGATGGAGAAAGTTTATCGTATGAATTACCTTTTGAGCAAATTGTTTATGAAAGATTAATCGATTTAAAAGATAATGTCAATACCAATATAATGTATGGGGGAATATTTGACGAAACAATTACACCTGTAAATCCTAAAGTACATTTATTTTATAATGTATCAACAGCAGTAGGTACGAAAACTTTAGGATTTATTAACGATATAGGAGCAAAAGAGTTAATTAACGGAAGTGTTAATATAGCGAGTCACTCAATTGACTTTATTAATCCACAATATAACTTAGTTTTTGGTATAGAAAACAATGAATGGAACGGAGTAGCGTCTGAAAATACCTTATACAAAAACTATCATAAAGACTATGTAGACTCAGTATTTAATATTAAGCGTAGGAATTTTAAATATAAAGCGATTTTACCGTTAAGAATATTAACGCAATTGAAATTGAATGATGTTTTACAAATTAAACACGATTATTATAGGATTGATAATTACAATATTAATCTTTTAAGTGGTGAAGTATCTTTAAATTTAATTAATTCTTTTGACAACACTATTAATGGATTTAATGCTGATGTAAATGTGTTATACGCTGATTACAGAGCGCAAACACAAACGGTAACAATAACAAATTTAGGTGGATATAGTTATATAATAGAGTCAGGAACATGGCTTTCTTTGACGAGTTCAGGCGATAACGTTTACTTTGCATTTGAGGAAAACAATACAGGTGCAACACGTTCGACAAATGTATCAATTACGAATACAACTACATTACAAGTAATAGATATTTTTTGTCAACAAGCACCAAGAATAGTAACGGCAGACAATAATATAATAACAGCGGATAACAATATAACAACAGCAGACAATGGCTAAACAAACAATAGGAATAGGAACAACAGCAGGAGATGGGACAGGTGATGTTTTAAGAGTTGCATTTGATAAGTGTAATGATAACTTTGACGAGGTTTATAGTTTTACTGGCTGGGAACAAATAACCGATACAACATATACAAGCGGTTCGCCATTAGTTATTTTATCAGGTGTTACTGGTAAAATATTAACAGGAACAACAACTAAAATTCAAACTCAATTACCTGTTGGCGTTACTACTTTTTGGAATGAAACAACAGATAAATTATTAGCAGTCAATAATGGTGATGCATTTACTTTGTCTTTACGGTTTAAAGCAAAAATGAATGTAGCAAGTGGCTTAGCTGATATTGATATTAATATCGGGGGTTCTTTAGGTGCTATTTCAAATGAAACTATTTTATTTTCTAAAGGTTCTGGAGTAGAGCAAAAATTTGATATTGACATGAGTTATTTTACGGGTACAACTTTTATTACAAACGGAGGTTCTATTGAAGTTACCCCTATAAATGGAGATATAAGCATTTACGATATTGTTTTAGTAATAATTAGAACGCACAAAGGAAAATGATAGCTGAGATAATTGCACTACTACAATCTAATCCGTTTTACGGAGCTGGTAAATATACAGAGATAGCGAAAGGAAAAAATAGTTTGGATAATACATTTAAAAAAATAAAACGCATATGGCTATCGAGAAACAAATAAACATAGTTGTTAAGGAAACTGGAATCGATAAGGTTAACAAGCAAGTCGATGAGCTAAACAGTTCGCTAAATAAAGTTTCAAAAACAAACGATGGCGTTGCTAAATCTATGGGAGACAGTTCAAATGCTGTCTTAGAGAATGGAGGTGCAATGGGATTACTTAATGATGCAACAGGCGGACTTGCTATGACTGTAAAAGATGCGGTTGAAGCGTCTGTTTTATTTACAAAAAGTCAAAAGTTAGCATCAATACAACAAGCAATTTATAGTACCGTTGTAGGAACTTCGACAGGAGCAATGAAGTTATTTAGAATTGCTTTAGTTGCAACAGGCATAGGTGCTTTAGTAGTTGGTTTAGGTTTGCTAATTGCAAATTTTGATAAAGTTAAAAAAGTAGTTTTAAATCTTATTCCTGGACTTGCAAATGTAGGTGAGTTTGTAGAAAATTTAGTAAACGGATTTACTGATTTCATAGGCGTTACAAGTGAAGCAGAAAGAGCCTTGGCAAGTTTAACAGAGCAAGCAGATAAATCTTTGGCTATGAATAAAAAGTTCATGGCTGAGGAGGGCGATTTAGTTAATAAATATACAAAGGCTAAAATAGATGCTAAGAACGCATATAATGAAGCTATAAAGGAGGAGGGCGCAAATCAAAAGAAACTTGCTGAACGTTTGAATCGTGAATTATTGGCTATAGATAAAATGCATAATGATGATTTAGCAAAAGCCAAAAAAGAAGCGCAAGATAAAGAAGATGAAGCAAATAAAACAAGAACTGAAAAACAAAAAGCAGACAGATTAAAAGCACAAGAAGACGCAAAAAAAGCGCAAGATGACGAAGATAAACGAAAAGAAGAAAAGATTAAATCTGATGCTGAAAAAGCTATTGCATTAGACGAGGAAATAAAACAGGCTCAGTTAGATGTTGAGGAATTTAGACAAAATAATATAGACAAAGAGACAGAGCAAGAAGCTACTGCGATGAATAATCGTATTGCAAGAAAAGAATACGAATATGATGAAGCAAAAAAAATAGCTGAAGACCAATTAGCTTTAGATAAACAAATACAAGAAACACGATATAACACAGCAAGAGATGCAGGCGATGCTTTATCTAATTTAGCTAATTTATTAGGTGGTAATTCTAAGAAAAACCAAGCATTACAGAAAGGGATTGCGGTAGCTCAAATTGCAATAGATACAGCACAAGCAATATCTAATGCTATACCGGCATCGATAAAAGCAGGAGCTGAAGCTGGAAAAGTTGCAGGACCAGCAGCGGCAGTTGTTACTCCAGCAGTAACAGCATCGACTTATATAGGTTTAGCCGCAATGATTACAGGAAATGCATTGAAAGCTAAAAGTATCTTATCGGGCGGTGGAGGTTCAGGTGGTTCGAGTAGTTCAGGCGGAGGTTCAACAACAAGCGCACCATCTTTCAATTTGGTACAAGGAACAGAAACAAATCAAATAGCACAAGGATTAGCTCAACAAGGTGCGCCAATTAAAGCATATGTAGTAAGTTCAGATGTAAGCACTTCTCAAAGTTTAGATAGGAATATAGTAAGTGAAGCGTCTTTAGGTTAGCAAAAATATAACAATAGTAACATAATTTAGTTTAATTATAAATAACAAAAAAAATGAAAACCTACCAAGCTAAATATAATCCGCTTACAAATAAAGGAGTCTATGGGATTTCTTTAGTTGAAAATCCAGCTATGGAGGGTTTGTTTATTGCGTTGTCGAAAGATGAAAAAGTACAATTAAAAACGGTTGACGAAGAACAGCGTATTTTAATGGGGTTGGTATTAGAACCTAACAAACCAATTTATCGCAATCAAAACGGTGAGGAATTTAATATAGTTTTTAATGAGGAAACTATAAAAGAATTATCATACGGTTTCTTTAAAAATAATAGCCATTCAAACAGTACTATCGAACACGATGTTAAACAAAATATTCAAGGTGTTACATTTACGGAGTCTTGGATAGTTGAAAACCCTACCAATGATAAAAGTAATAATTTTGGTTTTAGTTATCCAAAGGGTTCATGGGTTGCTGTTATGAAAGTTGATAGCGATGATGTTTGGAATGATTATGTAAAAAGTGGCAAAGTGCAAGGATTTTCAATTGATGCGATGCTTAGCTTAGAAGAAGTAAATTTAAAAACAAATATAAATATGAGTGAACAAGCAAAAACAAACTCTTTACTTGAAAAGATTTTACTTGCTTTTAATCCTGCAAAAACCGAAATAAAGTTAGGTGAAG